ATTGGGATATGCTGCATATTTGGCGGGCGCTTGAGTACGGCGAGCTGGATGACTACTTGAATGGAATCCTGTTTATCTACACTCAGGATGCCGCCCAGACCGTCCACGCGGCTCCGTACGGCTGCAAAGTTAACGCGCTGATAGACTGTGCATCTAAAGCATTGGGACGCTCAGAAGCGCAACCAGAGGCTTCCGCGTGCGAGGACGGTTGTTGCAACGTCAAGTAAACGTGAGGCGGACACATAAAAACGCAGAAGGAGAAATGGAAATGGAAAAAGAGTACAGGGAATTTACAGGAGAGCAGATAAAAGAAACTTGCGAAGCGCACGAAAAGTGGCTCGCAAGCGGCGGCAAGGAAGGCGAAAGAGCGGATTTTCGCAATGCCGACTTGAAAAATGCACGGCTCAACGACGTGAATCTTGAAAAAGCGAACCTCAACGGTGCACGGCTCAATGGTGCGTCTTTAAAATCCGTAAACCTCAAAGAAGCGTCGCTGGAATACGCCGACTTGAGGTTCGTACGGGCAATTAACACAATATTCGACGGCGCGTCTATGGAGTACGCAGATTTTAAAGATGCGATACTCACGGCTTCAACCTTCAAGGACGCCCAGCTTGCATCTGCAAATTTCGAAAATGCCTACCTCAGACACGTCAACTTCACAGGGGCAACTTTGCGGGATGCAAATTTTGCGTACGCCCACATCGGCGGTTGTCACTTCCGTGAAGCATCCATAGGCGGGGCGAAGTGGACTTCAATTGCCAATGGGGACTTTGATGACTATCAAATCAAAGAGTTTGCTTATGAGCTGTGCTGGGCTGCACTGGCGTCCAGCGACACAAGTGAATATGTAAAGGACGAGATTCGCAAGATTGTGAGACTTGCTAACTGCTCAAACTCCGCAAAGGAGTGGGGCAGGGTGAAAGAATGGAAAAACAAAAAATATGTAACAGCAAAGGAGGCTGAATGATGAAAAAAATTTACACCGAGAAAATCCATCAATCAACCCGCTTTGGGCTGATTGACGAAGAGGGACGCAAAACCCCTTGCGGGACATTGTGGTCAGACGCACAGCGGGAGACGTTCGAAAAACTGATAATGAACGGCGGAAACAACCTCGCATTTATGGCGTGGGACAGCAACGGCGGCAAGAAATCCGCATTGTGGGCGAAATGGACGAACGTGCGAGGGCAGAAAAAACTTTGCAAGCTCGGGACATTCAAGCAGAATGCGCCGATGGAAGAGTTTGTCGAAGTCGCACTCGCAACAGCGCACGACAACAAGTGTTGCGCAACGTGCGGAAACTATGAACGTGTCAACAAGCATGGACAGGTACAGTGTGGCATGGGCGTATGCACGCTCATAAACAGAGACAGGTACTGTTTGTTTAAATGCGGAGATTGGAGTATGAGATGAACGAACTGAAAGAAAAAGAAGCGCAGGCAATAAAGGTGCTGCGAACGTTTGAGCCCGAAGAAGGGTACGTCCTCGCCTACAGCGGCGGGAAGGACAGCGACTGCATAAAAATCCTTGCGCAGCTTGCAGGGGTTAAATTCGAGGCGGTGCATAACCTAACAACAGCGGACGCACCCGAGACTATGCAGTATATAAAGTCGCAACCCGATGTGCGTATTAATTGGGCGAGGGACAAAAACGGAAACCACGTCACCATGTGGAATCTAATCGAGGCGACAGGGCTTCCGACACGAGTTCACCGTTTTTGCTGCAACAAGTTGAAAGAACAAGCGGGTCAAGGACGCTTACTTGTAACAGGCGTACGCAAGGCTGAATCAGTCAACCGAAAACGGGACGGCGGACTTGTAAAAATCTTGGGCAAGCCCAAAACAACGGAAAAGCTCGCCCAAGATTTGGGTGTTGCGTACAGCAAACCCAGAGAAAATGGGCTTATCCTCAACGATGACAATGACGAATCCCGCCGAATGGTTGAGCAGTGCTATCGCACTCGCAAAACCTTAGTTAACCCAATTTTGGACTGGACGGACGAGGACGTGTGGGAATTTTTACATCATTACGGTTGCGAGGGCAATCCGCTGTACAAATGCGGATTCAGCCGTGTGGGCTGTATCGGTTGCCCAATGGCGGGCGGCAAAAAAATGAAGGAAGAACTTGAGCAGTATCCGAAATATGCGCAAATGTACTTCCGTGCGACGGACAGAATGCTTAAACGCCGCATGGAGCAAGGCAAGGAACTTCCGCTTGCGTGGGGTGACGGCAGACCCGAAACCGTGATGAAATGGTGGTTGGAGAATTGAGGAGGCAAAACATGAAAATAATTAACGCCTATTACAGCATCGAAACGCCGATTGACAGCGCAGAGATACTAAAACGAATTGAACACGCAGGACGTACCTGCTACAAGTCGGAAGACCGCATCACGGAGGAATCGGCAAAGTCGTTTGTCCAAAAGCTGATAGAGCGTGGGCATGAATCCGTACTCGAACATGAAAGCATCACCGTGCGATTTGTCTGCGACCGTGGCATATCGCATGAGATTGTGCGTCACAGACTTGCCAGCTACTCACAGGAGAGCCAGCGATATGTACGCTATAACGGCGACATTGAGTTTATCAACCCTCATATGCCCAATGCAAAGGCGTACGAAGCATGGCAAGAGTTATGCGAACGCGCCGAGGAAACGTATCGGGAACTGCTGTCGTACGGTGTACAGCCGCAACAAGCCCGAGCCGTGCTTCCAAACAGCACAAAAACCGAAATTGTAATGACGGCAAATCTGCGGGAATGGCGGCACTTTTTAAAGCTACGCACAGCGTCAGCGGCGCACCCGCAAATGCGCGAGCTGACAGTGCCGTTGCTGCATGAGCTGCAAGAGCGGATACCAGTCGTTTTTGATGATATTCAGCCGTAAACAACCAAAAAACGCGTGTCGAAACTGCAAAACCGTCGTTTCGGCACGCAAAGAACGGTTGACCAAGCGCGAGTAAACAAAAATATATTTTCAAATTCCACCAAAAACTTATTGACAAATATTTGCTTAAGAGTTATAATAAACACATCAAATAAAGGGAAAGGAAAATCCCAAAAACCAAGGAGAAAAGACATGAAATATTATGTAACATTTAGCTGCGGACACGAAGGCGAAGTTAATCTTTACGGCAAAGCCGCAGAGCGCGACCACCGCATCGCATGGTATGAAAAAGAGGGGATTTGCCCCGACTGCTACCGCAAGATGAAAGAAGAAGAACGCAAGCAGGCTGACGAGGAACTCACGGCATACGCCGATAAAATCGAGACCGAATGGAGCTTGCCCGAACTCGAAGGAACGGAAAAGCAAGTCGCGTGGGCAAGAAAGATTCGCGCGGGTTATTTCAAAAAACTTGAGTCTAAGGACAGCATGCTGTTCCGCGCATGTCTCGCGGTTGCGCAGGGACGAATCGAAGACGCTCTTGCGGCCAGAATGTCAAGCAGCATCTACCCCACCGAAGGCACACGCGAGGAAATCGCGGAAGCCGGACGCGAGAAACTCAGGCAGTACGGCGGCGGTAGCGGTGATAGCGCAATCTTTATGAAGGCGTTTGAGTCCGTGAGCGCGGCATGGTTCATCGACAACCGCGACAGGCTGTGAGGTGCAACATCATGATGAACACAATACGCCAGATTATTCAGCATATTGATGCGGCGCTGCAATCGGTGTACGGCGGGACGCTTCCCGCCGCGCTCGAAGCGAAATATCAGGAGCTCACCACCGCGATGACGGTTGACAGCAAAGTGTTTTTCTACAACGCTGACGCGCTGTTTGCAATGACATCGTACGAAATCGACCTTGAACTCACGTGCGCGCCAAAGGGCGCGGTTGCAGAAACATTTCTGTATCAGGCGATAAAGCTGCATTCAAACGCAGCATGGCACAATCTCGATCTCCAGGCGGCGGATCTCGCCGAGAACCTGAACACCACCGACAGAGACTGGGCGGAGCTGTTTTCGGATGAGCTTTACGACCGCGGGTACATCAAAGCTTCGCTGAAATATTGTCGTTGGAAGGAGGAGCATTGACGTGATTACACTTAGACCGTATCAGCAGGAGTGCATTCGCAGCATTCCTGAGCGCGGCGCGTATCTTGTTCAGCTCGCTACGGGGCTGGGCAAAACAGTTATTTTCACGCAAATGCCGCGCCGTGGGCGGATGCTAATTATCTCGCACCGTGAAGAGCTTGTGCGGCAACCGCTGAAATACTTTGACTGCAAAACCGGAGTCGAAATGG